CGGGAAGTTCTAAAGTATTTAAAGTTGAGGGTATTATAAGTGTATCTGCAGGAAATAATCAAACTATTCACGCTGCCTTTTTCAAAAATGGAATATTACACCCTTGTAGTGAGCAAAGTGCAATTACAAGCGGAACTAATAAGGCTCATGCTATACCATTACATTGTTTAGTTGAATTAAATACAAATGATTATATAGAAGTTTGGGTTAAAAACCAAGCAAATACAACTGATATAACTTTAGATAATGTAAACGTAATAATAACAGAAATTTAATTAATATGAAAACAAAAAGTAAAACAAGTCCAGTAAATGGTAAAAAAGGTTGTCTATGTGATGACAACACTTATAGTAAAGAATGTTGCAATGGTGATTTACAAAATCAAGCTATTGGTTCTACTACAGGAGTAGATAATGTAAGCGTTACAGTAAACAACGGAGTTAGAGTAATAACAAGAGTAAACGGATAACAATTAAATAATTAAAAATGACACCACAAGAAAAAAACGTATTTGGTAAATTATTTACTAAAACTGAATTAGGAACTCACGAAATAGAATTAGGTTTAATTGAAGATATTGATAAAAGAAATAAAGAAACATTAGTTGCTTTACAAAAAGCAGATGTTTCATTTAAAGAATATCAAAATTATTTAACAAATGCTGATAAACCATTTAAAAAAATGATTGAAGCAAGACAAAATTATTTAAAAGCAACTACTGATATAGGCGGTTTATTAATTAAATCTTCAAAATTAGCAGCTGAATTAGGTTTAAATGCTGAAGATGTTAAAGGGTATTCTGCACTTAAAAAAAACATAATGACTGGTAATGAAATTATAGATATTATAGACACATTTAAAGACCCAAGTACTTTTCAATAATTAATAAAATACAACAACAATTAAATAATATTGTTTTTAAATAAATTTAATAAATATGTCAAACGTAATTACAGAAATCAAAAAGTTGCTTGGTATGGAAATCAAACTTGAGCAAATGGCATTAGACAACGGAACTTTAATCGAAGCAGAATTATTCGAAGCAGGTCAAGCGGTGTTTATTGTAAACGGTGAAGATAGAGTAGCATTGCCAGTAGGTGAGTACACTCTTGATAACGGAAAGATTTTAGTAGTTGAAGTTGAGGGCGAAATCAAAGAAATCAAAGAAGCTATTGTTGAAGCACCTGAAGAGGAAGCTGCACCAGAAGTAGAAGTTGAGGTTGAAGCAGCTCAAACAGCAACAGCTAAAAAAGTAATCGAGTCTACTGTTAGAGAGTCGCATTTTTCAAAAGAAGATGTTGATGCTTTAAAATTAGAAATCGAAAGTTTAAAAACGGAATTAGCATCTATGAAAAATGTTGAAGTAACTGAAGCGGTAGAATTATCTGCTCAACCTTTAACACACAATCCTGATGCAAAACCAAACGTTGAAAAAGTATTGTTTTCACAAAACAGAACAATGACTACTTTCGACAGAGTAATGAATAAAATAGCAAACTAATAATTAATTAAAAAAAATGGCTACTACTACAAGTATTACAACAACTTACGCTGGTGAATTTTCAAAAAAATACATTTCAGCTGCATTATTATCAGCTTCTACTATCGAAAATGGTGGAATTGAAGTAATGCCAAACGTAAAGTACAAATCAGTTATTCAACGTTTAGCTACTGATGCTATCGTTAAAAATGCTACTTGTGCTTTTGATGCAACTTCTACAGTTACTTTAACTGAAAGAATTATTACTCCAGAAGAATTTCAAGTAAACCTTGAATTATGTAAAAAAGATTTTAATGCAACTTGGCAATCTATCGAAATGGGAATGTCTGCTTTCGAAACTTTACCAAAATCTTTTGCTGATTATTTAATTGCTCACGTAGCAGCTAAAGTAGCAGAGAAAAATGAAACTAACATTTGGAGAGGTGTTACTGCTAATGCAGGTGAATATGATGGTTTAGTAACTTTAGCTACTGCTGATGCTGCTGTTATTGATGTAGTTGGTACTACTGTAACTGCTGCTAACGTTATTGCTGAAATGGGTAAAGTAATTGATGCTATTCCTGCTACATTATACGGTAAAGAAGATTTACATATTTACGTTTCTCAAAACGTTGCAAGAGCATACGTTAGAGCTTTAGGTGGATTTGCTGCTTCTGGTTTAGGTGCAAACGGTACTAACTCTCAAGGTACACAATGGTTTAACAATGGTTCATTATCTTTTGATGGTGTTAAAGTATTTGTTGCAAATGGTTTAGCTTCTAACTATATGATGGCTGCTCAAAAATCAAACTTATACTTTGGTACAGGTTTATTATCTGACCAAAATGAAGTTAGATTAATTGATATGGCTGATAATGACGGAAGTCAAAATGTAAGAGTTATTATGAGATTTACTGCTGCTGTTCAATACGGTGTTGGTTCTGAAATCGTACTTTACACTCCAGCATAATTAATAACAAATAACTAATAAAAGGTGGTGCAATAAACACCATCTTTTTTTTTAACTTTTAAAAAATATATACTATGCCTTGTGATTTAACTTTAGGAAGATTGGAAGTATGTAAAGATAGCGTAGGTGGCTTGAAAAATGTTTACTTCGTAAATTACGGAGATGCAACAGGTTACACTTACGATGCTACAAATACAGACGTTATTGACGCTGTAGCTGGTACTCCATCTGCATACAAATATGAGTTAAAAGGTGCTTCTACCTTTACTCAAAACATTAACAGCTCAAGAGAAAACGGAACAACGTTTTTTGAGCAAGTTTTGGAATTAACATTTAAAAAATTAACTCCAAAAGATAATAAAGAATTAAAATTATTAGCTTACGGTCGCCCACAAGCTATTATTGAAGATAACAACGGTAATTTCTTTTACGCAGGTTTACAACACGGTATGGATGTAACAGGTGGTACTATCGTAACAGGTGGTGCAATGGGAGATTTATCTGGTTATACTTTAACATTAACAGGAATGGAAAAAGTACCTGCTAACTTTATTGATACTACTTTAACTGCTGCAGGATTTACAGTAGTAGTTGGTTCATAAATTAGATTAATAAATACTTTGAAAAGCGTATCTTAATTGGTACGCTTTTTTTTTGCTTTAACAAAAAACTACTTTTTGTGTTTTTAAATAAAAGAATATGATAATCTTAAGAGAACAAGCAACTGCTCAAACATTAAACGCTATTATTTATGGTAGTGATGCTGATGCTATTGTATTGCGAGATGAAGAAACTAATATAGAAGTAGAAATTAATTGCACGTTTTCAATAGATAGGTATTATGTAGCAACTTCTGCAATATTCCCAATTAAACAGAATAAATATTATACCCTTACTATTTTAAATGGCACGGATATAGTTTACCGAGATAAGGTATTTTGTACAAATCAAGTAATTTCAAATTACACAATTAACAAAGACCAATATACTCAACATACAACAAGTAACGAATACAAAATATTTGAATAATATGTTTCACATTTTAAATTTAAGTGCATATACTTCACCACAAATAAACGAAAGTAAAAAGGGTGAATTTGTAGAATACGGTTTAGATAATAATTACTTTAATTTTTTAATTGAAAGGTATTTATACAGCACAACTAACAACGCTATTATAACAGGTGTTTCTAATATGATTTACGGAAAAGGTATATCAGCATTAGATGCTAATAAAAAACCTGATGAGTACGCTAAAATGGTATCTATTATAAAACCTAACTGTTTAAAGAAAATAGGTTTAGAGCGTAAACTTTTAGGAATGGCTGCTATGCAGGTAGGTTATGAAAAAGGCGAGGTTAAATTTGTAGACCATTTTCCTATGCATACTTTACGTGCTGAAAAATGCAACGATAAAGGTGAAATTGAAGCGTGGTATTATCACCCTGATTGGGCTAATAAAAAACCAAGTGAAGAAATAAAACGTATTCCTGCTTTTGGTTTTGGTGATGGTAAAGAAGTAGAATTATACATTATTAAACCTTATATTAGTGGTTATCATTATTACACACCTATTGATTATAGCGGTGCTTTACCTTACGCAAAGTTAGAAGAAGAAATAAGCGATTATTTGATAAACGATGTAATGAATGGTTTTAGTGGTACTAAAGTTATTAATTTTAATAACGGTGTGCCACCAGAAGAAAAACGCGAAGAAATAGCAAACGAGGTTAAAAGAAAATTAACAGGTGCAAGAGGTGAAAAAGTAATTGTAGGTTTTAACAGTTCGGTAGAAAATAAAACTACTGTAGATGATATTCCTTTAAACGATGCTCCTGCACATTATGAATATTTAAGTAAAGAGTGTTTTGAAAAATTAGTTGTATGGCATAGAGTTACTTCGCCAATGCTTTTAGGAATACGTGATGCAGGTGGTGGTTTTAGTAACAATGCAGATGAAATTAAAACTGCTACTTTATTATATGATAACTTGGTAATTAAACCATACCAATTAGAAATAATAGATGCATTAGATATTATTTTAGCAGTTAATAATATTAAGTTAAAATTATATTTTAAAACTATACAACCTTTAGAATTTACAGATTTAGAAAATGCACAATCAGCAGAACAAGTAGCAGAAGAAACAGGAATGCAATTATCTGCACATACAAACCCTGCTATTGCAAATGCATTAATTGACAAAGGCGAAGTTTTAGGCGCTGAATGGGTTTTAATAGATGAAACGGAAGTAGATTTAGATAACGAATTAGAATTAGATGCTGAAATTGAAGCTTTAAACAATAAGAAAAAACCAAGTTTATTACAAAAGTTAGCTGCTACTATTACAGGTAGACCAAACGCAAACAGCGAACAAGATGAAAATATTGATGGTGTTCGTTTTATTACACGTTATAAATATAGCGGAAGTGCAATAGGTGAGCGTGAATTTTGCAATAAAATGATTGGTGCTGATAAACTATACAGAAAAGAAGATATAGAAAAAACAAATAGCAACAAAGTAAATCCAGGTCAAGGACATAACGGAGAAAATTATAATTTGTTTTTATACAAGGGTGGAGTTAATTGTAAGCACAAATGGTTAAGACAAACTTACGTATCTTTTGAAAACATAAAAATAGATGTTACAAACCCAAACGCAACGCAAATAAGCACTAATAAAGCTGAAAAGTACGGTTACAGAGTAAGAAACGATAAAGAGGTGGCAATGAGACCTATTGATATGCCAAACAACGGACATCATCCAAATTACAATAAATAATTATGGCATACGCATTATTAATAAGTACAGAAGATGTAAAGAAATTTACAATAGTAAATGGTAATTTAGATGCTGATGATTTTATCGAGTATATTAAAATCAGTCAAGATATTACTATTCAAAATTATTTAGGTTCTAAACTTTACCAAAAGTTACAAACTTTGATTTTAAACAACGATATTAACCAAGCTGGGTTTGTAGATTATAAAAATCTTTTAACCGTTTACGTTAAACCTATGCTTATTCATTGGGCAATGGTTTATTATTTACCATTTGCTGCATACACTTTAAGTAACAAAGGATTGTTTAAGCATACTTCTGAAAGTGCTACTAACGTAGATAAAGCAGAAGTAGATTTTTTAGTTGAAAAAGAAAGGGATATTGCAGAAAGTTATACACAACGTTTTATAGATTTTATGTGTTATAATATGAATACTTACCCTGAATATAATAATAACAATAACGAGGATGTAAACCCTGATACAAATAATTTTTATGGCGGTTGGTATATATAATAACGTAAAGATTAAAAACTTTAAGAAGCTAAATTTATATTTAGCTAAAGTAGAGCAATTAAAAAAAGTAGAAATTTTAAAATCTAACAATGGCAAATAATATAGATTGGGGGCAAGGAGTAAATAACAACGATATAGGTTGGGGTCAAGGTGCTATAAATAATGATATATCTTGGGGTTCTATTTATTCTGTTAGTGATGCAGGACAAACTGAAATTTTAGGTAACGAAATAGAAGCTGTTATAGACTTCATAGCAAGAATAGCTACAGATAGTGGAATATTTGAAGCAAAACAATGTTTAATTAATTTAATAGAAAATATATAATGAGTTTATTTGAAAGTGCTTCTTTGGTAGTAACGCCAAACGGAACCAAAGCGAGTAAGTTATACGCTATAAAACCTACAAGCGGTGCAGGTGATTTAACAGTTACAAGAGCAACAACAGCAACAAGAGTTAATAGTGCAGGTTTAATTGAAAGCGTAGCGGTTAATGTGCCACGTTTAGACTATACAAATAGTACTTGTCCGAGTATATTAGTAGATCCACAAAGAACGAATTTAACTTTATATAGTGAAGATTTAACCAATGTATATTGGAATAAACAAAATACAACAATTACACCTAACGCAATCAATTCACCAAGTGGGGTGCAAAATGCTGATTTAGTTACAGAAAATACATTAAATGCAGACCATTCAATTTTTGATGTAGTTTCTTACTTTGTTACAGGCACAACTTACACAACTTCTTTTTATGCAAAAGCAAATGGTAGAACTAAAATAGAATTAGTTTCAGCAGCAAGTGGAACTTGTCCAACTGGTAGATTTGATTTAATTGCTTTAACAGCTACACCTACAAATACATCGTTTAATGCTAAAATTGAAAACGCAGGGAACGGGTGGTTTAAATGTTCGGTTTCACGAGTAGCACCAAATACGGGTGTAGATTTGCCATATTATGCAATGGTACAAACATTTGGTACAATTTCTTATCTTGGTAATGGCACAAGTGGAATGTATTTTTGGGGTATGCAAACAGAAGTAGGCTCTTACTCTACTTCATACATTCCAACTGTAGCAAGTGCTGTAACACGTAACGCAGATGTAATTAGTAAAACAGGTATAAGTAGTTTACTAAATTCTACACAAGGAACTTTTTACGTAGAAGTAGAAAGAATTGGTGCAAGTGGGGCAGATTTTGAAAATGTTTTATTTGTTAGTGATACTTCATTAAATAATTTTGTAAATATTGTTTTTGATGTATCTACTTCAAGATATAGGGGACAGGTTAGAGAAGGTGGAACTACAAGCGGATTAGTTATTGCTACAAGTGCTTATACTGGTCGTTTAAAAATAGCCATTGCATATGCAGCTAATGATTTAGTATTATATATAAATGGAATACAACAAGCTTTAGATACAAGCGTAACAATGCCAAGCGTTGCTTTAAATTCATTAGGTTTAGGTGGTGTTTTTGATGGTACGTATTTTGATACATTTAGAGGTAATTATAAAACAACTGCTATTTGGAAAAACCGAATTAGTAATGCTGAATTAGCAGAACTAACAACTATATAATGTAAATAAAATAAACTAATTCGGAAATTTAACGAATTAACATATATAATTTAACAACTATGAACATATACAAATTAAAATACATAGACAAAGAAACTGCAATAGCTGATTTATTAGCTAAAAAAGTTTATGTAGAAAGCGAACAAGTAACCGAACAAGCTACCGAACAAGTATTATCTTACGGACAAGGTATTCAAGCGGTTGTAGAAATTGGTTTAATCGTTTTAACTAATGGTACTTACGATAGTGAATTTAAAGAAATAACTGCACCTGTTTACGCTGATGGTTACCATTATGACGTAATGAG